CCAATTTGTCCACAAATTTGCACCGTTCGTATCGATGGCACTCAAGTTCAGGTACGTGAGGCCAGACCCGATGGAGACGGCCGAGTTTGACTGGAGAAAGAGACCCGTACGCGATGCGGCCGGTGGGAGACCGCTCGTCGGGTTTGTGAACCATCCAGACTGCTCGAGTGTCAAGGGACACGTGAACGTGTTGTTGGTCACGGCGTATCCGTACCATATGTTTCCGACCGTCTGGGTATTGGACACGACCACGTTTGCTTGGAGCGGATCGAGACCCCAGAACACACCCGAATTTGTGAGCGGATTTGTACCCGAGGATGGTCGGACCCAAATGGACGTCAAGGCTCCTCCGCCCACGTTTGAGAATGTAAACTTGTTGACAGAGTTACTGTACGTTATCCAGTTGGACAAGGGGCCGTTTGTGCCTGCAGTTGACAAGAGCCACTGGTCCGTTCCTGGAGCCGTGAGGTTATACGTCGAGTACCACGTGATACCGCCTCCCGGGGCTGTGTTTGCAGCGTTGTTATACGAGTTGATGACAATCTGGGCCACGTTCGAGGCTGATGGTGGAATGGGCCAGTACCAGTTTGTGACGGTTTGGGCGTTTGACAACTGGGGCAAGGTCATCTTGAGCGTCATGGCCCGGATCAAGTCGCCTTGGGGTGGGATGCGACAGATGGATTTTGATCCGAAATTCACATTTTGGCCCAGAAAAGGAATGTCATATGCCTCGAGCACAAAGGGTGTGTGTCGGCGGTACACACCGGCAAAGTATGTCACTTGGGGCTCACCTGTTAAGTAAATGTCTTGTGTACCAAGTGCGGCCAACTGGATGTATCCAGCGGACATCTCTAGTAAGTTCGGGGAAAAGAAAAGAGGGCCGGAACACGCTACTTCGGGCTCGGTCTCGCACCGCGCCCCAGCCCACTCCCAATTTTGTCCATAAATTGAAGGATGGCGCTTCAGCTCAAAAAGTTTGATCCGTCTCGCATGGGCGACGACAAAGTCTGCGTCTTTATTGGTAAGCGTGGAACGGGCAAGTCGACGCTCGTCACGGACATTTTGTGGCACAAAAAGCACTTACCGGCCGGTATCGCCCTTTCGGGGACTGAGGATGGAAACGGACACTATAAGCAGTTCATTCCGGACCTGTTCGTGTATGGCGACTATAACAGACCGGCGGTCGAAAAGCTCATCGAGCGCCAAAAGAGGCTCGTGGCCAAGCTTGGAAAAGACCGGACCCCGGCCGTCTTTCTGCTTATGGACGATTGCATGTATGATCGGTCCTTTATGAGAGACACGTGTATCCGCCAGCTCTTTATGAACGGACGCCACTGGAAGATATTCTTCATGATGACCACACAGTACTGTATGGACATGACCCCTATGATTCGGACCAACGTGGACTATGTGTTTGCGCTCCGAGACAACGTCCGTCAGAACCGTGAAAACTTGTACAAGGCGTTCTTCGGCGTGTTCCCAACCTTTGACCAGTTTTGCCAAGTGATGGACGCCTGTACGGAAAACTACGAGTGTCTGGTCCTAGATAACACAAGCAAGAGTAATAGGATCCAAGACTGTATCTTCTGGTACAAGGCGCCTATCCGCCGTAACTTTCGTGTCGGTTCTGCCGCCTTTTGGCAGTACCATCAGAGACACTATAACCCAAGGGCCGCAGCGGCTCGGGGACCTGCAGAGGAAGTCCGACGCCGCGGCGGAACAGTCGTTGTAAAAAAGACATCATAAATAAATGCAGAGTTACGACCCGAACACTGCAGACTCCATGTCGACGCCTATTCAGGCCCTTGAAGAGACTGACAAGAAAAAGGGCCCACCCCAGGGTCTTTTGAAAGATTTTGAGCCTGAAAAAAACGTTGACGAATCACAAATGGCCGAGTTTGCGACACCCATCGAGGAGATTATGCCCGGCCCCGGTCAGATGATTCAGGACGAGATGATGGGCCCGCCCTCCATGCCTATGAAGGGCAACGTCAAGACCGAGCGTCGGTCCAAGGGTGAGGGCAAGGAGTCCAAGAACCCGTTCGGTCTCACGGACGAGCAGTACTACGCGGCTCTTGCAGGTGTTGCGGCCGTCATCGCCTTTTCCAAGCCCGTGCAGGGCAAGCTGGCCTCTATGGTTCCTAAATTTATGACGGAATCGGGCGACACGTCCATGACCGGTCTGCTCGTGAGCGCCCTGGTCGCGGCCATCGTGTTTTACTTTGCGCGCCAGCTGCTGGCGGAGAAGTGAGTGAGACCAACCGCGCAGCGGTTGTGATCCGCGGAGTACGAGAGACTCGGCTACTCCGTAGCCGTTCCCCTCGGGACTAGTCCCTCACCGTATCTCCACAGTACTTGCGTGAACCCCGTTTCTCATAGAGTCCGTGTTGAATAGCAATGTCTTTGAGTTTTTTCATATTTTTCCAAAAATGGTTTGTATGGTCATATTCCGGAACCGACATGTGTGCAAGCTCGTGAATGAGCACGTACATTGCCGAGTTTACATCGTCTCCGTCCAGACAGATGTAAATTTCGTACCCTTTGTTCACGTTGGATCCTATGACCCCGTCCTTTTTCCCGTACATGCCCGTGATGATGGCAGGCTTGAGTACAGGCTTCCACAAGGGGTCTTTGCTTTCACGCAGGACGCGACACAGGGTCAAGTACCGTCGTTTGAGTTCGACCAGCATGGGTGGCTCCCTATTTGTGATTATAATTGCGAGGTACATGACGACCATGACCACGGCCCAGATCATGGTTCCTGATTTACTCAGAGACTTTTTTGAACACAAACGACGAGTAAATGTCTGAAATGAGTCCATTGGGTCTCTTGATCATCGGACTCCACTCGACGAGCTCAAACCCGACCGTGCTGAGGTCCTTGATAAGCCGCGTCGCTTCGAGCACGGGCTCTTCACGCCCGCCGTCAGCGTAAAAAGGTCCGTCGGCCAAACGCACGAGTGCCCGACGACCACCCTGGAACAGCGTACACTCGTTCCCAAGACGGTCCTTGAAATGACCGTGTGTATCCGTAACGGACTGAATACGATCCTTTTCGGGTGTGATACCAAACAGGTACCCGCCCCGTCTCACGGCAGCTCCCAGCGCCTTGATGGACTTTTGGTACGTGTCATCATCCTCGAAGATGTAGTGAATCGAAAAGTTGTAACAGACGGCGTCAAAAGGTCCTGCAAATGCCGCCTGAATTATAGTCCCCTGACCGAGGAACCACACGCTCAGACCGATGTTGAAGGCTCGCTCTTCAGCCTCTCGTAGGGACGCCTCGTCCGGGTCGATGGCAAAGACGATAGCCCCAGACGCCTTCCACTTGTGCAAGTCTCCTCCGCGACCGCACCCACAGTCGAGAATCCTGTCACCTCGCACGACCCACTTTTGGATAAGCTCACGTTTGCAATCGTTGTGCAATTTGCGAAGAGCGTCCATGAGTGCGTTTTGATACTTAAAAAATTAGCGCGCGTCTCTTTTAAATGGGTACTCTCGTGCAGGACTACCTGACTGTGCCAGGCCAGCTTTTCGCGTGCGTGTCGTTTGTGGGTCCCGATCTGCCTCAGAAGAATGAGAAGTTGGGTCTGAAGATCCGTGGGTGTTTCCCGTCTCGCGAGGAGGCTGCGGACCACGCCAAGCGTCTGCAGAAGGATGATGCCCTGGTCGACATTTACGTGGTGGACATGTACAAGTGGCTCCTGATTCCCCCGGACCGTGATGCTATCGAGGACGTGCACTACCAGAACGAGAAGCTCGAGGAGATTATGACCAAGTACCGCCAGAACCAGGCGGCCGCCGCAGCAATGTTCGAGAAGCGCAAGCGCGACATGATGGCCAAGCCCCAGCCGGGCCAGTTCCCGTTCATCGAGCCGGGCGACGAGAACAGCAAGTTTTACACCAAGCCTGACGTTCCGCCCATTCCGCACCCCTCGGACTACCTGGACGACCTCAAGAAGGAGTACCCGGACAAGACCATCGACGAGCTGGTCGCCATGGCGGACCTGCGCGTTGCGGCCGAGGTCAAGAAGCGCAAGGAGGCCGAGGCGGCTGCCGAGGAGGCTCTCAAGGATGCCCCGCCCCCGGCCGTGGCCGACATGCCCCCGATCCCCAAGCTCGTTTAGTTTTTTTCAGTACAAATAACAGGAATGATATTTACAATCATAGGGCTCGCGATAGTCGTGTGGCTCGTGTGGTTCAGTTTCATAACGTTCACGCACAGAACACCCGACAGAGTATCAAAACCAGTCGCAGCCTACGACAACCAGTTTGAAGTTTTTCGCGATATGGAACCAAACTCACAGATTCGGGAGAATCCGTGGGTTGGGTTTTTGCAAGAGCCCGTGTATGCAGGACGCACAGGCCCTATTGGTGATTTTGTTGGAGTCGATTCTCGTTCAGGTGCGGCGAATATGTATGTTATAGACACTGTGACCCCGGACACCATGCCGGCCCCTCCACCGGCTACTTAGGTTGAATGATGACCGGTCGCATGTTTGCAATAAGAACACCAATGATAATACCCAAAAGAACCAAACTCATCGGGTTCGCTTTGAGGCTATCGAAGATGTCGGGCTTTTGTTGTTGAGGCTCGTACTGTTGCTCAAAGCGAGGCTGCTGTTGCGTCGGCCACTCACTTTCGGAAGGCGGCCGGTCGCTTCTTAACTGCTGGTCGCTGCTTTTTGACAGGAACGGGAGGTTCTCCATCGTCGTCACTGTCTGAAACGTCACTCTCCGTTTTATCTGGCACTACAAAGCCGTCCAAATTTCCGTCATCATCGGCGTCACTCTCGTCAATCTCCTCCTCGTCGGAATCGCTCGAAATGGTCGAAGAGACGTCGCTCTCGTCGGTGTCGTAGTCGTCATCTGCGTAATCGTCCTCGACCTGCTCGACGGGCTCGTAACGAACCGGGGGCTTGGACACGCGCCCGGAGCGCGTGCGGGTGGACGACTCGGGGAGGACAATCCCTGCGGGACTGGGGTTAGACGCGTGAATCTGCCGAGCAGATTCACTGCCCGTGGGATCGGACTCTACTCGGGATGAAGGCGGGGCCATTATCTGGGTATTCATCAAGCGTCTCGTTTAAGTACTTGGGGAAGAACTGAAGTCCATTCTTGAGGGCAATTTGGTTTATTACCGTTTCACCTTCGTACCCGAGCTGGTTCGCTATGTTCTCGAGTTCCTCTGAGTAGTGCGAGTCGTCTGATCGTCGTATCCCGAGTCCCATGTCCCGTACATTCTCGAGCGTCTTGTACAGGGCGTTTGCAGCCCCTTCGAGTTCTGGAACGCGCAAAAGCGTCTCAAACGCCCCGAGGTTGTGTAGAAACCGCTTCCAGCTCTCCGGATCGAGTCCAGAGTACACGTGGACCATCTTTTTGTACTTGTTAAACTTTTCACCGGGCCCGCCTATTGGGAAAAACATCCATAAGAAAAGAACGAGAAGGACTACCCACAACAGCAACATCTTCGAGCTGTTCTACTATTGATGGAGGAAGAATATGTTCGGACCCTTTGAACTCGGCACATTGCTCATCCAGACACCTCTGGGATATCCTTCCTGAGTGTATAGAAAACCATATATGGTTCGACTTGTGCTCCGTCTTGATGCGTTCGCAAAACCGCGAGTCCGTCTGGGCGAACCATCCATCGTGCTCGTGCCTCTGGACCTTTTTGATGCGAGCCTTGCGTTGGCCTGGGAGATATCTCTGAATAAATTCCTCGAGATGAGCAACGTTCACGAGCGACTCGGCCTCACGCACAGGCTCGTCTGTACGCACGGAAAAGAGACGCAGAAAGTCGACGCTCGGGTCCTTGGGAAGTTCGGGACCGTGGAGCTGACGCCACGGAACGTAGGGGTCTCCCGTGGGTTTCTTGTGCGACCAAAGCATACGGAGACCGGACCCTCCATAGACTGACGCATCAATCACCTGGTCCCATGGTCCTTCACCGAGACGTTCGATGATTTTTGTTCTCAAATTGAGCGCCTTCATTCTGTTGACGACCAGATCGGGCCAGTGGATATGGACACCCGATTTGATGAGTCCGTCCCCCACAGACCGTGGTCGGGCCCGAGCGATAAGGCACCGAGAGTCAGTATCAAGAGCCTCATGAATGATGGAGCAAAAGTGGAGCAAGTCTTCATCCTTGAGTTTCTCCGGAGCCTTGTAGTCCAAGTCTACAAAGAACCGAAAGTTTTCCGTCTTTTGCTCGACCACGTACAATTTCGATCCTGAATTGATCAGGTCCACATAGACTCGACAAAAGTCATCCGTCTCTTCATACGGAACGGACAAGATGCCTCCGTCCATGAGGATGTGGGTCCCGGCCCCCTTGGGGACCTTCCATTTTTCCATTGGCTAATCATCGTCTGAATTCTCTAAGGTAATTCGATCCCAAAGAGACTTGGGTGCCTTGGTCGTCTTTTTGGGCGCCGGGGCCGGAGGGGCTCGAGCCTCCGCCTCAGCCTCAGCCTTTTCAATTTCGTAGCACAAACGACGGAGCGTCATATCTTGGGCAAGCTTCTGAGGATCCTCACCTCGACCACGAAGGCTTGCAAGGATCGTCGCAAACTCCACCTTGGAGCGTGTCATCTCTAGTAAGTCCGAACAGAATTAAGAACGTAAATTGAACGGAGTCTTGGCAGACCGAAGTGCATGGTGGAACTCTGGGTTGCTCAAAACGTGCTGTCGTATCATTGGCCAAAGGTTCGAACGACTCTGGATAGACTCGAGACTCTCAAACTTACAGTCGTCATTCTCGTCATAGTTTTTGCGAAAGGGTACAACGTTCCCTTCCATTTTCTCCTTTTCCTCTGTGAACCGTCTGACGATGTGCTTGTGCTCGAGGACTGTCATTGGCAAGTCAAAAATGTACACGTGGTAATGGTTTACAACGGGGACTCCATCCTCTACATCCCGTGGTTCGGGAGTATCAGTGACAAACTTAAAATAGGCGTAAGAACCCTTTTTTAAGTTTATCGTGCCTCGTGTTTCTTCTTCGAGCTCTCGAACCGCACATCGAAGTGGGTTGAAAACCTCGCGTCGGCGACACCCGCCCGTGACGAACGTCCATTCACGGTATCTCCGATCATGGACGATCAAAAAGTGAGGAGTATCATTCACTGTGCTCATCGGTATTGCTATCGCCTTGTGGCGCTCTCGAGGCGGGGACTCCATCCTCTACTGATATTTCTGAAGCAAAAAAACTCGCAAGATTTCCCGTGCGAGGGTTGTACGTGACGAGAAATACGAGACCCAATAAGAGGAGCCAATGCCAAAGCTGCATCTCTAATTCGTATCGAAGAAAAGATGCTCTATTGTTATTTCACGCCCTGGGGGAGTCTTCAACCAAAAGTCTATTCTCTCTTTGAGGTTCTCGGTCCGCTTCTTCCACTCTTTTCCTGACCCCGTCAACTGACCGTCCTTTTTGAAACATCCTGGAACTGAATCGTAAACGTCTGGGTTGAAACGAAGCATGACCATTGGTCTGGATGCCAGACCGTGAAAAATACTCATGAGGCGCTTGTTATCACATGACGTGTCGTACGTCTTGTGCTGATTCTCATCGAGTTCTATGACGACTGTGTGAGAGCCCATATCGAATACGAAATCGGGCCTGTACAAGTGGCACTCGACTCGTTTGTCGTGAACTATCGTCTTGTCCGGATAGGTCTCCAACAGGTACTCTTTGAGTTTGAGTTCACGTGTTTTGAAACGGGATGGTTTGTCTGGGAACAGGTAAGCAGAACAACGGGTGCAGTATTCTCTCTCAGACTTTCCACCTAGTATAATGTCACACATGGGTGTTTTGCAGCGAGCATTTTTCACGTCAATCATCTCATCAGTCTTGTGTGCACTACAGAACATTCCTCGCTTTTGACCCTGAATATTGAACACTGGAACAGTCATACATCCTTCTGCACGACATCTGGGGGTCTTCACGTCTATCATTCCCTGTTCCTTATGACTTCCGCAAAAGCGCGGAGGTTCCCCTGGGAAGTTGAAATTACCTCTTTTAAAACACCCCTCGTGACCACATCGCAATGACAAAACGTCCACCATATTCTCCGTCTTGTGTTCTTTACAGAACCGACCTCGTTTTTCATCGGGTGAGTTATATACGGGTTTTCGAACACAGTCGGTGTGCTCACACCGCCTCTCCCGAACGTTCACCATTTCTTGTGTTTTATGAACTGCACAGAACACTCCGAGTAACTGATCTGGCAAATTGAAACACGGCTGCTTGAAACATTCAGGGTGGGCACACTTTTGAGACCTCACATCTATCATACCCAGTTCCTTGTGGTCTGCACAATACGCCGGAGTCTTCTCACCTGGAAAGTTGAATGAAGGTTGTTTATTACATTTTTTGCACGGATATCTATTCTGTCTTTCTGGTCTTTTGTCATTGCGCCGCCCTCTTAAACGACATTTGATACACGTTTTCAATGTCTTTCCATATTCATTTATGAAATCTTCATTGGATCTATGAATATAACAATGAAGACACTGTTTAGTATCCATAATCCCGAAACGCTGGTATTCTTTATGCTGAAAAAAATTCAGTTCGCGTACAAAATTCCACCGAGACCATTCTGGATCCGGAGCACGTTGTAGTTGACCGCGTACAGGTACTGGACCGGGTAGTTGATACCCGAGTTGGCCAGACCCTGAATACCGTTCGGCAGCGTCGGGGGCGCCACCAGACGGAACGTGTCAATACGGCTAAAGTTGAGCGTGCCGGTCGGCTGCAGCTTGGACGTGTCCAGACAGTAGCTGATGATGGCCACGTTCGCAATGGCCTGGTTGTGACTGTAGCCAAAGGGCGTGTTGTA